CGAAATCTCGGTTGCGCCAATGGGAGGCATATGATATGCTTCTTGGTTTACAGATAACTGAAAATTGAATTTTAATCAAATAGAATATTTAAATATGAAAGAAGACTACACAATAGAACAGCTAGAGAAGACTTTTAAGCAGCATGAAGAAAAATATGAATTAGAAAATGCAGAGAGAAGAGCTAATTTTAATAAGAATTTTCCTGATTCAGAATTGCCCGATCATTTAAAGGAAGACGCCTTTAATATTTCAGAAGCCTTGCATGTGATTTGCAAGGAGATTAATATTTTGAAATATAAAATGTCTTTATTTGAAGAAGTTACAGAAACTTCTATTTCGGTAGAAGAAATGGATAAAACGATAAATGATATTTCAGGTCTATCGAAAGATTTGCTTTGCTAGATAACCTTTCCATCAGTCATATAATCCTCAATCTTATCTAACTTGTCATCTACATACATCTGGAGCATTTTGACATAATTGGCATCAAATTCTTCGGGATGCTTTAAGATATATCCAATGACCTCTTTCTTAGGAATGCACCATTCAAATTTAATTTCATTCATGTTAGATACTGACCAAAGATAATGATCTTCTTCCTGATATGGGGAAGGCCTAGTAACTCTGCAATGAGGCTTACGAATACGTAGCACATTAGGAGCACCATATATTTTTGCAGCATGTTCTTCTTTCGTTATGAAAATATGAATGTAATATTTGGGAAGAGTAAAACCCTTTTCATTGCATAGATCGTATTGCTCTTGGACAGCCGTTTCTACGGCATTCTTAAGCTTCTTCATTAGGTCTGGTAATATATCCCCTACTTCCATTGAATTGTCAGTCAATGAAGCAGCTTCAAGCATTAATTCAGTATATGATTTATCGGTATTAATCATTGTCATTGTCAATTGACACCTTGAATTTAAGTTGAGAAATTCTTCCTTGAGATATCAATTGATTAATTCTTTCATATGTATCAATAATAAATTCAGATTCTCTCCTAGCCATAAAATATCTACATAGAGAAAACAGTTCGCTTTCGCTGAGTGTATAAAATTTTTCTTCAATTATCATTATTTACCATAGAATTTTAGGAATTTTTCTGTCATTTTCTTGCTAGTTTCTTCATATGAAGCAGGGCAATTTGGACAACTTATTTGTATTTTTACTGAGCACTGATCTTTTACTGAATTTGGCGTCATTTTGATTATTATAGTTTTGTAATCAATACAGGGACATGCTTCGCCTATCTTTTTGGCAACTTCAACGGATTTATATTCCCAGACAATAGATCGACCGCAGCCAAAACCGTCATTTGGGTTCATAATCATATCAAGAGTTCCTCATCTTGGATTGACCTAATTGATTAAGCAATCCCTTACCTTGAGGCTTAGGAGGCTCCCTTTTCTGCATACCGAGGGGTTTGTGCAGATTCGGAAGCTTCTTTATCTTTGGGGGTATCATTGTCATTTAACACCCTTTCTTCATCTTAGGCATTTCCTTCTTCATCATTTTATTGATGAGTGCTTTGTCTTGCTTGGCATCTTTATGCTTAGCTGTTTTCATTTTCTTCTTTTCTTTCATTTTTATATACCGTGTTATTTTTTTCTTCTTCAATATTTTTTTTCATTTTGTAAAAAATTAAAGAATTTTCGAGTTTTTTAATTTTTAAATCAGTACTTGTATCCATTATATTAACTCTCTTTTTACCCACCAAATGCCTTTTTAAGCACTTTTCTATGAGTCTTAGTACCAGATTTGGAAGATTTAGGCATTCCTACATTAGTCAAGGCTCTTTTTGCTGGTTTAGGAGTTTCATCATCTTTAAGGTATTTAGTTGGTAATTGTCTAGATTTTTTAACCATTTTAATATTCCCCTGAATTTTGTTTCTGTTTCTTAGCCTGTGGGCTGAATGATTTATCTATCTGAAGCGGAGGTTTACCAGTTGGTACGTATCTCTCTTGCTTCGTGCAAAGCTCTTTCTGTGCTGGAACAGAAGGCTTCGCTTGTCTTTCAATGATCGGTATTCTTGGCATATTATTTTCCTTTTAAAGATTGCATGGTAGGAATCTAACCTACTAACGGGGTTTTGTTTATTTATCCCTTCGTGAGCCTTGTCACAGACGCGGTATCCAATACCAACATGCAATAGATTATTTATTAGCCATTTTCTCACGTGTGTAATGATTGGCTTGGATTGCTCTTGAATCCTTAGCATCAATTTTCTTCCGAACTTGCTCATAGCTATTGCTTGAACCTGCTGGTGGAACATGTGCTTTATTCTCGCCAATGCTTAAATACTTAGCACCAGATGAATCTGGCCCACCGTTACCGCTAGACTTATTGCTATATGAATTAGCCATTTGAAACCCCTATTTGTTTTTCTTGTTTAATTTGTGCTTCATCTTGCCTTGATTGTATTTCATTTATCAAGCCAAAAACCTTTACAAAGTCATCTATGTGCATACTCTGCACTTCCTTTGCAGCCTTTACTTTATCCAAAACAGCTAGTGATTTCATATGTTCGCTTTCATTCTGTTTGGTAACTATTTCATATTGCTCTAAACGACCGCGCATTTCTCTTTCGGCAGCCAGGCTACGATCACTTTGCGCTTTTGATTGCAGCGACTCATTGACAATCTGCTGATTCTGCATCTGGAGCTGCTGCATTTGCTGTTCTTGTTGCTGCTGTGCCTGCTGTTGTTGCTGTATTGATTCCATAAGCTTATCTTTATCCTGGATGTCAAGATCGACAAGTACTTGGTCAGGAGGGATCGGGAAGCCATCTTTCCAAAGGAAATAACGTTCCCTAAACGCAAGCTGTCTCGTGGTATCTGTAAGAGGAGCCCGTCCCACAACTGAATCATATTTTTGAAATGATTTATCTCTGAATTCATTTGTGGGTTCTTCTCCGTCTAAGAATCTTCTGACTTTGCCAAGGGTATAATTTTTCTGAATAAGAGCCCAGTGTAAGCGGCCAGCATTAGACTGGGATAGATCGAGGTTGTCGAATAACTCTTGTAGAGTAGTAAGAGCAGCGCCTTGGCGGAGCTGTTCGGTAATGCCAACATCCGAATCTTCCGCTTGCCCCAAGAGCTCAGGGGTAACTCCAGCAAGCGATTGTACGTTTTCTTTGAGTCTTTCCGTAACATCGAAATTTGCAGGATTAATGTTTGCGCCTGGCTTATCATTGAGTGAATTAAGTCTCCCTTTTTTGAAGAATCTTACCTTACCTGGTCCTACTTTGAAAGCATCTTGGTCATCAATCAGGCTATCTTCTTCGACATCTACACCGCTAAATTGTGCTTCCAATAGATCCATTTCCAATATTTTTCTATGATTAAATAGATATTGAGAATCTCTTATATTTCGGATTATTCCTTGATATCTAAAGCTGTAATTATTGTTAGCCAGATCATGGTAGCCGACAAAAGGAGTAAACGGATAATAATCCACTCCGAGTGGATTAGGACCATCGTAAAAACAAGTATTGTTAACGATAATAGCCAGATGAACGGTGGGGACTTTTTCACGAACTACCACAATATTTGGAAACTTAAGTTTAAGATTATTTAGATCTTCTTTGTCAAAGTCTACTTCTGTGCTTTCGTATGTCTCAGGGTCAACAATAAATGTGCCCATTCGCTCAGTAAGATACCAATACTCGTCATAAGCAAGAAAACCTTTTCGTCGTATATTATATTGCTGAGGCATAAAAGTAAATTTAGTATCAAAATATGCTTGATCGTTGAGCATATCAATATCATTTTCCCTACCTGGCAGCATGGCCTTTACTTGATCTTTATGGAGATATTTACGGGTGCGAATAAATTGACAATCTGATAGATCCATTTCACGCCAAAAAGCATCCATCATTATCATATCAGCAGAGAAACATTCAGTTTTTAAGTCTCCACAAATAGGATCACGGCGATAATCTATCCAAGAATGCATCAAAGATAAACCTGTTATAGTGGACTCTTTAAAGCAATTTGAAATAGTATTATATGTATTATCTATACCATAAGCTCCCTGAATAACCTTAGTGCCTTGTGAAGCTGTTTGGGAAGAACTTCCTTGAGTTGGTAATAACTTAGTGCCTTTCCTATGCTGTCTTTGACGACCTACTACCATATTAGTAACTGGCATGGCATTATTAAATATGAATTTCTGGTATTCGTAATTGGTTCCAGAATACATATTGAGGTAGCGTTGATCGCCTAGATATACCTTGCGGTCAATTAGCTGTTCCCAGTGAAAAAGCTGCCAAGCAGAAAGGTTTTGCTGGTATCTCTGATCGGCTTCGGATACAATAGACCGCTTTCCGTCCTGCTGATAACCGGAGTAGATGTTAGGGACTATTTGACTGCGCTCCATTAAGCCCATGAATTACCTCATATAAATTTTAATATATACCATACAGTGAAAAGGGATTAAAGAAAAATGAAGGATGAAAAACCAATTCAACCTAAAATTATAGAAATAATTGAAAATGACCCCTATTTAGCTAAAGAAATAAAAACTCCTGCATGGGATAAATTTAAAGACGCACTAATTAAAGTCTATAATTTAGACAGGGATTAAAAAAATGACACTAAAAGAATTAGAAAGTAGTCCGATTATTGTTGTATTAACAACGAGGATAGAATTCCTTGAAGAAGAACTGGACAAATTGACGGAAGTTGTCAAAGCAATGAGTGATCGTTTGATTCGAATTGACGATCGGATTTATGGAGACAAAGGTTGGATTGAAAATGGATGAGTACAAACCATTTGAAGAGATGAGTAAGGAAGAAAAAATATTGTCATTAACAAAATACTATAGTCATACAATGAAATGCCCATGTGAAAAATGTAAGAAAAAGGGTGATGAAATATTGGATAGAATTAAAAAGGTTGAGGATAACGTCTGATAATTATAGGTATGTTTATTAAAAGTAATGCTTGATAGCTTTATAAGCTTGGTGAGAGGGTTTTTCTTGTTTTAATTTAATATTTACATCTTTTCGCAATAAAGAAACTATTAACGTTTATGGCTTCATTCCTTCAATCCATTTCTTTTGTCTATTTGCTTCTCTATCTCTCCATAGATTAGGATATCTGATAGAAATTAGCTCTATGATCTCTTTAGCCATTTCAGCGTCTATCCTGTGCCTTCTCATTAATAGAGGTACTGTGACAGTGCCCCATTGCTTAAAATCCGCCACGCATGCCGACATAATCTTTTGAGGTATTTTCATTAGTCAGTAAATATTCCATTTATTTCAAAGATTTCATTTTCATCTTCATATATATTAGAAAAGAAATTAGGCCAGCTATATGTTGTAGATATATTGTGAAATTTATCCATCAAAGCCATTTGAATATATGTCCATTCTTTTTTGGTACAACAAATAGTCATTTTTATTCCACCAATTCATATGTAGCTTTGAATATTTCATCTTTGCAAGGATATTTTTCTCCTGCTATTCCTGTGATTATCCAATCGCCTTCAATTACATTCATTCGACCTTCTAATGTATCAATATAATATTTTGGTGAATGATGAGTAACTCCTCCCCCTTTCCAGAAATAAGGGGGTTCTTGCATAGAAAAAACACCTTCAATTTTCTTATTAGCAAACCATTGTTCTGCTTGAATCACGATTGGTTTCTTTCTGTACTTTGGCATTCAAACATCTCCATCTCCATTTGCTTTTGAGAGGTACATTGTGCAGCATCTAGCCTTTTAGTTGCAATCTCAACATATTCGTATCCATATTGTTTCATAAACTCTTTGCACCACTCTATTTTATCTTGTACTCTTTGTCCTGCTGGTTGTGATCTTGTCCATAATTCAAGGTTTTCTATTCTGTTGTCATCGCGGATGCCATTCTTATGGTGGACATTTTCACCTTTTGTTAATGGTCTTCCCAAATGTTCGGACATAATTACAATATGCTCATGAATATTTCCACACTTTGTAGCATTAGGGTGATTTGGTCGATGTAAGATTCTATATCCTGCTGAACTAACATATCCTTTTCCTTTCCCTCCACAATTTCCTTCATGAGTAGTATATTTCCCTTCAATTATTGGTAAACCATGCAATCTCCTGTAGGAGTTTCTCATTTGTTGTCTTCTTTTTTCTCCAAACTCAGGATCTAATGCTGGTTTTATTTTATGATTATAACGAGAAGCACACTTTTTCTCACAAAAGACATGTCTTTTGTTGTGAGTCTCAAATTCTTTAAGGCAGTATCTGCATTTTTTCTGATATTGCTTTGGCTTAGGTTTTTTGTTTTTAAGGTAATTTTGAATGTTTATGACCTTTCCATGTGATCTATGGCACAAACTTGAACAATATACTTTTATTGAATTAGCTGTTGAAAATGATTTATTGCAATGTTTGCATGTTTTTTCACGAACCCTTTCTTTTATTTTTATCTGGTGAGCTATGCGTCTGCTTTCGTTTTTTCGTTCTAAATTTGCGGGATCTTTTATTTTATAATAATATTTCTTGTAGCAAATCTTTCCACAGCAAACAGATTTTTTTATTCTATTTTCATATGATTTATGGCAAACGAGACATGTTTTTAACATACAACTTCCGTGGTTGATCCGAATTTGAAAAGCATGTCAGGTTATCGGAAATAACTTTTCAGGAGGC